GGTGCTCGCACTTCGTATGCTCATGATTATGCTTCCAAACTGATCACGGTAGAAGTTTGATACAATAGAATAAATATTGGGGAGTGCTGCAGAACTCCCCTTTATGATTAACTTCAACTTCGGTAAGAAGAAACCTGATATCAAACAATATGCTATAATAGGAATTGTATTATCATCTATTATTGCAGCACTCTCCCAATGCACAGGAGTATCCGAAAATGGACTATGGGACTTATTGGATGAGATTCAAAGAAAATATTTCCCACAAACTATTCTTAATGAGTTTATACTTAAAGATCCTGAAAAACTGAATAGAAGAATTACAAGAGACGTAGACAGAGCAATCGACAACTATGTTAGACAATCTGGATTAAAAGAATCTGGAGTGGATAAACCAAAGTATGTTGAAGAATCAAATGACAAGACCATGTGTTATACTGATAAATGTAGGGCACTTGCTCCTCCTATAAGACTCTGTGCTCCCTGGGTTGACGACTGCCCAAAGCAGTGATATAATCCTCCCATACCTTGCGGGTATAGTTTAGGGGTAAAATGCCATCCTTCCAAGTTGGAGTCACCAGTTCGAATCTGGTTACCCGCTTTAAAAAACATCAAGAACAATGTTAAAAATTAGATGCAAAAATTGTAATACAATATTGGAATCACATCCATCACAAACTAAATGTTGTGGATGTGATAACTTAACGTCAATTAAAAATGAAACTATCACTGCGATTGACTTGACAAAAGTTGAGATAGTCAGCAATATACTAAAGAAGGAAAGTAATTCAGTCTTATCTAAAGAAGACCTTGCTTACCAAGAATCAAGAAAAAATCGTAAAGTTAGAAAACTGGAGTTTGAAATTAGATGAGTTGGGAGACCCCAAAGTTATCAAAACCTGACATAGAGGTCATTACCTTAGCACTAGACGACTACATATATTATTCCAAACAAGATGGAATAGACGTCCAAGAAGCAGAAAAAATATTGCTGAGGTTGAATGACCACTTGCAAAAGTTTTAAATGGGAAATCACACCTATGAGAATTGGGTGAAGATAAAAGAAACATTTGAAAAATCTGGTAACACAAACAACATGTTCTATAAGAGAGCATGTGAAATAATTAGGACAAAAGTAGATCCATTAGAAAAATTCTTAAATGGACAAAGAATTGGATGAACTGGTTAGTAGATCAGAAGTTCAGGAGATGATTGATGCTGCAATACGTAAACACAATCGTAATGCTTCAATTATTTCTATGTGTGTCGGTTGGGTTGTTCTTGCTTTATTTGCTGAGGGTCTCCTCAGACTCATAGGAGTTATTCCACCATTAATACCATGGCTCAAAATTACTCTGAACTAATTTTCTTAGTTCCTTGGTTTGTTCTTATGGGTATTGCCATCTCTATGTTTGTTCAAGGATGGATGGTAATGAATGCTCACCATGGATATTCCAAGAGTCCAAAGATAAAGCATCCAGAAATGAATGATGTTAAAGCAGGTGATAGTTTGATGAGTATAAAAATTTTAAGTGTTGACGACCTTGGGGATTCAGAGTATGATGACCTTTATAGAAGGATAGAGCAGCAAAAGTTGCAAGAATTATTTGAAGAACCTTCTTCTTATGAGGATGACCCTGAATGATGACTTACACAGTAAAAGAGTTTCAAGATGATTTTGACAATCTTATGAATAGAGTAGAAAGTGGAGAATGCATAGGAATCATTAATGATGAAGGGAAAACTGCAGTCATGATGCCTGCAGATGACGAACTAATACGAATATACACTGAATTTAATAATGAGGCACCTTAATTTTTTGGCGAGTGAGACTTGGTAGTCAGAGGAGTCTTATAAACTCTTTCCGCCAGATTAGCGGCTTTGAGGTGGTTCGAATCCACCCACTCGTACTTTGTTCCTTTTTCCAGTTAAATAATTGATGGCGATCCTGATTGAATACATAGGAGAGGTTGCATAAACTTTTCTTTTTTTGTATAATAATTAAAAAGTAATTTGATTCATGAACAAATTAGTTATATTTGACCTTGATGGGGTGTTGATTGATAGCAAAGACTATCATTACGAAGCACTGAATCAGGCACTTGGAGAGCAATATTCTATCAGCAGAGAAGAACACGTCAGCATCTATGATGGTTTGCCTACTAGAGCAAAATTAGAACTCCTTACCCAGAATAAGGGACTTCCTGTAGGGTTGTATGATGAGATCTGGCAGAATAAACAGGAAGCAACACTTAAGATTTTTAATGAATGTGTAGCAAAAGATTATGAGTTGATGGGATATTTCCAACAACTTGTAGACGCAGGATATAAAATTGCAGTAGCATCTAATTCTATTAGGAATACTGTCAAAATCATTTTATTAAGACTAGGAGTATTAGAGTTTGTGGACATGTATGTGTCCAATGAAGACGTAGTTAGAAACAAACCATTCCCAGCAATGTATTGGAAGTGTATGACTGCCCTTGGTGCCCTTCCAGCAGACACTGTGATTATTGAGGACAGTCATATTGGAAGACAAGGTGCCCTTGACAGCAAGGCACATCTTGTTCCTGTAGAGAATAGGAAAGATCTTAATCAAGAGAAAATCAATAGAATCAAAAAGATTCTAAATGGTACAAAGCAGAAAGTAGCATGGGAAAGCAAGACTATGAATGTACTGATTCCTATGGCAGGTGCTGGAAGCAGATTTGCTAGTCAGGGTTACACCTTCCCTAAACCTTTGATTGAAGTCAGAGGCAAACCCATGATTCAGGTGGTGGTGGAGAACCTTAATATCAAAGCAAATTATACTTTTATTGTTCAGAAAGAACACTATGAAAAATATAATCTAAACTACTTACTTCCACTAATTGCTCCTGGATGCAACATTGTTCAGGTTGATGGTATTACTGAAGGTGCTGCTTGTACAACTCTCCTTGCCAAAGAGTATATCAACAATGATGAACCTCTAGTGATGGCAAACTCAGATCAGTTTGTTGTCTGGGATTCTAATGAAACTCTTTATGCATTCCAGAATGGAGAATGCGATGGTGGTATTCTGACATTTCCTGCAACCCACCCCAAATGGTCTTATGCTAAGTTAGGAGGAGATGGATATGTCTCTGAGGTTGCTGAGAAGAAACCTATTTCTGAACATGCAACTGTTGGTATTTACTATTGGAAGAAGGGTTCTGACTATGTTAAGTATGCAGAACAGATGATTAATAATGATATTAGAGTCAACAATGAATTCTATGTCTGTCCAGTATTCAATGAAGCTATTGCTGATGGGAAAAAGATTCGCATCAAAGAAATTGAACAAGATGGTATGTGGGGGATTGGAACACCAGAAGATTTGAATTATTTCTTGGAGCACTATAAAGGATGAAACTGATTGCACACAGGGGCAATATCAATGGTCCTGATCTATCAAAAGAAAACAACCCTGAGTATGTTGAACAAGCAATTTCTCAAGGATTCAATGTTGAAATTGATGTTAGGTACAGTTCATTAGATAATAAATTGTATCTTGGACATGATGAACCAACCTACAAGATTGATTGGTTTTGGTTAGGTAAGTACAAAGAATACCTTTGGATTCATTGTAAAAACATTGAAGCACTGTATGAGTTTTCTCATGGGACCAGTGGGTTTAATTACTTCTGGCATCAGAATGATGACTTCACTTTGACTAGCACCAATAAGATTTGGACCTACCCTGGTAAACCTTATACTCCAAGGTCTGTTATTGTTATGCCTGAGTGGCATAAGAACTTGGATCAGTTTGTAGATTTAAGAGCATATGATTGCTATGGCATTTGTAGTGATTATGTTGGGTATTTGGCATGAAGTTTACATTTGGAATTATTACTGATGGTAAATCAGATGCTAACTTAAATGCTGTCATTGATAGCATTGAAAACTTGAACATTCCAGAGTATCAAGTTTTGATTGTTGGTAATAGCATGGTTCAAAGAAACAATACTTTCATAGTTCCATTTGATGAGAATGTTAAGTATGCCTGGATTACCAGAAAGAAAAACATTATTACTCATCATGCAAGATATGAAAACATTGTTTACACTCATGATTATGTGGTGTTTGAATCTGATTGGTATGAAGGATTCTTAAAGTTTGGTGACAACTTTAAAGTTTGTATGAATAAGTTTGTCAATCCAGACTATTCAAGGTTTAGAGATTGGGTGATTTGGCCACATAATGAAAACCACATGGATGAAATTGTTCTCCCTAATAGAGAATGTTTGATTCCATATAACATGATTCATCTTTCCAAGTATCAATATATTTCAGGAACTTATTGGGTTGCTAAGAAAGATTTGATGTTGGAGTTTCCTTTGAATGAAAACCTGTCTTGGGGTCAAGGTGAAGATGTATATTGGTCTAAAAGTGTAAGACAAAAGTATGATTTTTCTATGAATCCATATTCAACAGTTAAGTCATTGAAGTTCAAAGATCCTGCTTTTAATATCACATCAGAAAAAACTGCTAAAATATTGAGGACAATTCAATGAAAAAAGTTGGAGTCATTGTTTTATGTGGTAATAAGTTTGAAGAACTGTTTTGGAGATCATATGTAAAAACAGTTCCTGGTTATGAACATGATTTGATTTTAGTTCATAGAAATTTCTTAGGTGTTCCTGATTATCTTGAAAATGAAAATGGGGGATTGATTCTTCAAAATAAAATTATCAATGGAGAAGATGTTCCATACAGAGCATTTGGTGCATACAGACATTTCTTTTACAAGTATAGAGATGACTATGAATATTTTGTGTTTATCTCTGATGATGTAGTCTTGAAAAGAGATTTCTGGTTAAAGACAATTGTAGATTGCTTTGATAGTCATGAGATGATTGGATTTGGTGCAAGTCAAATCTTTAATGGACATAAAAAGTATCCACATGAAAATCATTTAAGAGCACCATTTTGGTTTGCTAAAACAAAACTATTGAATCAAATTGATTGGCAGTTTGATGATGACCATGATGGTGAAATGAAGATTGGAGATCAATGTGCTGCTATAGGATACATAGGTGTTCAGGTTGGTAATAAAATTAATCTTGGATATGATGCAACAGAACCATATCACATTACTCAGTTACTGGAACAAAAATATTATCCAGAGATGCATCCCTTTGGTAAGTATCACCATAATTCTGTAGATATTTTTTATTACTTGTTGACTAGATTATCTAGAGAAAAAATTTTAAAAGAAGTTATTGTTTCTCCTTATCCTCACATAAATGAACAGAATGTGTTTATAGATATAGAACCTTTTGATGGATTAATTTACTACCCATCAGTATCAGCAGCTAAGAAATATAATTTATGTAAATCTTTACCTTATGATATAAATGTACTATGTCCTTTGAATTAATTATAAACACATTAAAAGATAAGACTGGAATTGAGTTTGGTGGACCAACTGAACTATTTTCTAGCAATCAGTATGGAATGAATTTATACTCACATGTGCATTTAGATGGTGGAAATATTATAGAGAACAATCATTTCCAACCTAATCTTGGATTTAATTTTTTATATGGTCATAAGATTGGTAAACAGTATGATGTTGATTGTACTAATGAAAATCATATAAAAAAATTAAAGAAGTATGATTTTGTAGTTACATCTCATGCAATAGAACACTTTGCAAATCCAATTCACACTTTAAAGTTGTGGGAGAAATATCTATTAAAGTCTGGAAGTTATATTTTGTCTGTTGTTCCAGACTATCAGTATTGTTTTGATAGAAAAAGACCATTAACTACCATAGATCATTTAATTTGTGATTATGTTAAAGATACTAGAGAAGATGATAAGACGCACATACAAGAACAAAAAGATCTTCATGATTGGAGTTATGGTGGACATGCACAGTTTTATGAGTTGTGTGAGATAAATCACCTGACAAGGGTTGTACATCACCACACTTTTGATATAGAATTGGTAGAAGAAATGTTTGCTTATTGTGGATTTGCAAAAGTAATATCTTATAAGCAAGATGAATTAAACATTGTAAATCTATCTAAGATCCCATGATTGCCATTAACTATTTGTCTCACCATAGAAGAGACTTCCATAAGTATTGGGAAATAACATCTCACTTTCTTAACAAGATTAAACCAGAGAATAAAGAGAAAGTAAAAATTAATATTCTTTCTACTAGACCTCTTGATTGGAGATCTTATCTTGAAGGATTTGATTGCCAGGTCATAGTTTTTCCTGATGTAGAACTTAACTACATGCACAAGATTGATACTATTTTGTCTGAGACTAATAAGTATTCAGTTAAACTTGATGAAGATTGTTTCATTAGCAATCACGTGTGGGATTATATTATTGAGAACATAGATGTTCTGGATGATGAAGATAACTTTGTACTCACACCAATGCTATCCAATGGCATCCCACATACTGATAGATTTGTAAAATCATTTATTAAAGAACCTTCTGTTAGAGAAGCAATTTATAGTTGTTATCTACATCAAGAAATGCCTAATGGATTGTGGGGTGCAGATTATACTCCACTAAATGCATACACAATTAATTCTCACACCTGGGATTCTGATGCTTTCTTTGATGGTGTTTCCAAGTTGAATACATACTTAAAGGGAATACACCCTATTAGAATTTGTGCTAATGCTCAGTTATTATTAAACAATTATATTGTAGAAAACTTTGATAGGTTAGTATCAAAACATGACTACAGTATTAAAGAATTTAAAGAACCTTATTATACAACCAGCACCTTTATTATTAAAACTGAAGATTGGAGAAAACTATTAGAAGTTGGTTCCTATGATTCATTTGATGAAATACAATTAAACATTTATAGGGAAAGATATGATAAAAAATTTCTTTATGTTGAAAATGGGTTTGGCATTCATACCATTTACAATACCATCTATGGTAACAAGAATATTTGGAACATAGGAATGGAAGATGGTTACACTTATGAAGTAGAATTTGTAGAAAGCATTCTTGGTAAATTAAAATGATTCATTGTATTGGTGATAGTCACTCAGCAGTATTCAGTGGTGAGGAAGCAATGCAACCCTGTTGGCCAGAACCAGCAGCAAACACACTTCCTTACTTTAAGAGTTATAGAATTGGTCCTGCTACAGCATATCAGATTGCAAACAAGCAACCCATTTTAGATTCATTGATTAGTTCACTGGATCTTGGTGTTGATGATCAACTGATGTTTTGTTTTGGAGAAGTTGACATTAGAGCACATTTGATTAAACAGGCAAAGATGCAAGATAGACCTGTCAATGATCTTGTGGTAGAATGCGTTGATAGGTATATTAATTCTTTATCATACTATAAAAAGTATGGGGTCCAGATTATTATTTGGGGTCCTATTGCTTCTTGGTCTGAAGAAAAAGAATACACTGGTGGTCCTTCCTTTGGTACAAACCAAGAAAGAAACTGGGTTACATTTGCTTTTAATATAGCTTTGCAACTTGCTTGTTTGAGAGAAGGGTTTAAGTTTGTTTCTATTTTCTATGATATGGTTACTGATGATATGAAAACAATTCCAGATTTTCTTGATGATTGGGAAGGATCACACATGCATCTTTCACAAAGATCTATGCCCACAATCTTAAAAGCGTTTGAAAAAAGAGGATTGATTTAATGAGTTATAAAGGTTATGCAAATAAAGTTGAGTTTATTAAAAATGAATTCAAGAATTATTATGTTGACAAAGGACCTGAGAATGGAATTCTTCAAGGATTTAAATATGAAGGTGCAGCAACTCATTGTAGGAATTGTCTTGCTACTTTGGTAAAAATGGTTGAGTCTAAGACAGTTTTAGAAATAGGTTCTTATCATTATGAAAGTTCTAATGCTATGGCATATACTATGGATGACTTGTATGGTGATGATGGATATGGAGTAATTGACTCATTTGATATTAGGAAGGGTGGTTATGATGGGCAAATTGCTTATCTTCCACACTCAGATAGAATCAATGCTAGATATTGGTATCCACATCATTCTGACTATGATGATTGGAAATATCAAGTAGATCTTCCTTTTAAGGACTTTGTTAATTATACTAATGAAGAGATTTCAGAAAAAAATATTTCTATTTTGAAAGAAGCATCTAAGGACTTTGGTGGTAGATATGATCTTATCTTTGTTGATGGTGATCATTCTTATGAAGGAGTTAAGAGAGATTTTGAAGTTGCAACTGCAGTAGCAGACAAAGATACTTTAATTGTTATTGATAATGTTTGGGATGTTAGACTCAAAGAAGTTAGACAATTCTATGATGAATTAGATTTAATTAAATGGGACTTTGAAGAATGGAATGATGAGAACTATAAAAATAACATGGTTCAAGACACTGCAATTTGTATTTTATAAGTTATGAAACACAAAATTAATTTAGTTGGAGATTCTTTTACTCATCTTACTGGAGGAAATAAAGGATACTCAGTTCACGGAAAAGAGTCAAAATATATTGAGTGGGTAAAAGATCCATCTCTTCTAGAGACATTTTACATTGACAACTTAATTTCAACTGCATTCTCTGATAAAGTTGGAGGAGTGAAATATGGATGGATACATGAATCAAGAGAGGTTGCTTCAAATATTTTCCTAGATGTTAAACAAAACTATGAGAAATATTTTGAAGTATTTAAATATATTTTTACACACAATAAAGAACTTCTTGAATTAGATTCAAGATTTAAATGGTGTCCTGCAAATGGATATTGGATTGAAGATGCTAAACTTTATCCAAAATCTAAAATGATTTCTTTTATCACATCAAATAAAAATTTTACTGAGGGGCATAAAAAAAGACTTGAATGGGTAAATAAAATTGGGGATCAAGTTGATTTGTTTGGTAGAGGATTTAATGAAATAGAAACCAAAGAAGAAGGTCTATGTGATTACATGTTTTCTGTTGTAATTGAAAATGGATTCTATCAGTCTTATTTTACAGAAAAACTTTTAGATTGTTTTGCAACAGGAACTATTCCTGTTTATCTTGGAACATCTGATATTGGAGATTATTTTAATAAAGATGGTATCATAGATCTTACAGAAGAATTTGACGTTTCTGAGGAAATTTATTATAGTAAAATGGATGCTATAAAAGAAAATTTGGAGAGGATTAAAAATATTGAAGTTCTTGAAGATTTTATTTACATGGAATATTTGAAAAATGATATCATTTAATAATCTTGGTAATTATGGAAGATTAGGAAATCAAATGTTCCAGTATGCCTCTTTGAGAGGTATTGCTGCGAATAGAGGATTTAATTTTTGCATACCTCCAGAAAATGTATTTGGGGTTAATGATTCAAATGTAAAGAATTCAAAGTATAACATTCATAATACTTTTAATATTTCATTTGCAACTACTGGTCTTCCAAACTATAAAATAATTCAAGAACAAAGATTTAGTTTTGATGAAAGACTTTTTAATGAATGTGAAGATAATGTAGACCTTCTTGGATATTTTCAATCAGAAAAATATTTCAATCATATTAGAGAAGACATAAAAAATGACTTTTCTTTTAGTGAAAGTATTACAAATTATTGCATAAATTTTATAAAAGATATTGGAGATGAAGTTATTTCTCTTCATATTAGAAGAGGTGATTACTTAAATTTACAATCTTTTCATCCAACACCACCATTAGAATATTATGTAGAAGCATTGAAGAGACTTCCTGATATTCCTGTTCTTATATTTTCTGATGATCCAGATTGGTGTTTTCAACAAGAACTGTTTAATTCAAATAGATTTTTAATTTCACAATCAGATCAAGCAGATTTTGATATGTGTTTGATGACTATGTGCAACTATCACATCATAGCTAACAGTTCTTTCAGTTGGTGGGGTGCCTGGTTAGCAGATAGTAAAAAGGTATTTGCTCCTAAAGTTTGGTTTGGACCTTCACTCACACATTTTTATACAAAAGACCTTTATGTAGATAATTGGGAGATTATATGAAAACATTAAATGATTATTTTCAAAAAGTTTATTGTATTAATTTAGATAAAAGAATTGATAGGTGGACTTTTGCTGAACCACATTTTAAAGATCTTGGTTTGGATGTAGAAAGAGTTCCTGGATATGATGGAAGTGCTCTTGGGTTAGAGTTTCCTCCAGAAATTAAAGAGGGTGCTGTTGGATGTTCTTTATCTCATTTGTTTACTATAAAACTAGCTAAGCAAAATAACCTTGAAAATTTTCTTCTACTTGAAGATGATGTAGTTTTTGATGATGATATTAATCAAAAGTTTTTTGATATTCTTCCTCAGGTTCCAGATGATTGGGATATGCTTTATCTTGGAGGGCAGCATTTTCATGGAATAGATATGCCACAAGTAAGTGAGAATGTTTACAAGTGTGTTTATACTCTTGCAGCACAATCTGTAGGAATTAAAAATACTGTCTATGATTATTTTATTGATAAATTGATGAATATTAGTAAGATAAATGATCTTCATTATGCAGAATCACATGCAGAAATCAACGCATATGTTATAATTCCTCATTTAACCTGGCAAAGGAATAGTTATTCTGATATTGAAAGAACATTTGTAGACTATAGTTTCCTTAAGGGACATAGATACCCAGAGTGGGGAAGACCATGACTGACACATCTACAATAAAAAAGAAACTTAAAGGAATAGGTCCTATCTTGTGGATCAATTTAGATACAGAAACTGACAGACAGAATCATATGAATGAACTGTTTGATTTTTATGAAATTCAAAATACCAGAATCTCTGCTGTTGATGGTAGAGGTGATAATGATGTGAGTGAATTTTTAATTGGAAGATGGCCAGATCTTGTAACATCTGGAGAACTTGCTTGCACCATGTCTCATTTGAAGGCAATTAAACATTTTTACTTTGAAACTCAATTAGATTATATTGTTATATGTGAAGATGATATCGTATTTGATACTGTCCCTTATTGGCCTTTTACTTGGGGTGGATTTTTGGCTGCTGCGCCATATGATTGGGATGTTTTACAGTGTGCAATTACAAGCACAAAGAATCTTAGAGCAAATCTTCATCCAAGATTGATTAATGATTTTTGTGCAGCATTTTATGTGATTACACGACACCATGCTGAAAAGATTCTTAAGTTGCATTGTAGAGGAAATAAGTATAGATTGGATCAAAAACTTAAACCTAGAGCAACTTCAGAAGAAATCATTTATAATACAGGCAGAACATATTCCATACCTTTGTTTACTTATAGGTATGATTTTGAATCTGGTATTCATCAGGATCATGTAGAAGTTTTTCATAAGAATAATGTTGAAGGTGTTTTTAATTTTTGGAAAAGTAGACCTCCAGAGTTTGGCACTAAAGAACTTTTAGATTATGACTTCTATGGATTTTGGGAACCATTGATAGGTTGACAAAATCTCAGATTTCTTTCATAATAAATACATTCAAGTGATGAGACCTCAATTACTCGTTGACTCACTGAACACGGAGTTTGTCGAAACTCCTTTCATCCGCAGGTATTACTCTGCGAGAAACTTAGAGGTACAATTATGTTTAAATTCGCAATCGCAGCTGTTGCAGCTGCTCCTTTCCTTGCCCCCGCCGCTATGGCTCACCACGGCGGTGCTGATCGTG